TCTCCGACACGCCCAACAGTTGCCGCAAGACGGATAGCTCGCGGATGCGTCCGGCGTAGGCTTCGATGTTGTGCGTGGTGGCGGGTGAGTTCTTGATAATCTCGCCCAGGTAATCATCGCCACCCATCCGGGCATCAAGTCTGTGCGTTTTCAGGTAATCACTGACCGTGAGCGGATCAACCGCCACCCCTGAACCGTACAGGCTGGCGCAGGCCGTCCAGATAATTCGATGGCGCTGGCTGTAGAAATCCACCTCCTGAATCACATTACAAACCGCATCCCACCCTTCGCCATCCGCCATGATTCCGGCCAGAATCGCTTGCTCCAGGCTTAGGCTGTGCGGCACTTTCGGCGTGTCGTTACTTTCCATGGAATATCTCCATCCGGTCGCGTTTAGCTCTTGCGGCTAATTCCGGGTCTCGCGGGCCGCGCATATTCGCAAATGGCGGCGGGGTTATTATTGGGTTGTACAAGTTCAGCGGCGCTTGTTCGGTCGGCGCTTTGCTGGCTGGCCTCGGGTTATTCAGGCATCGTTGCGCCCACTTGACCAGCGCCCTGCACCATTCCGATTCCGTCCGGGTTTCGCCCTTCGCGTGTGTCGCTTCCCGGTAGTCCTGAATGTGCGCCATGACGTCAGCAGTCGTCAACGGTTTCCCGGCGTGTGACTTGCCGTTGACGTACTTTTGCAGTTCGGCCAGGTCAGGTTGCCAGTCCATCGGCATGGCGAAAAACCGGCGTGTATCGGAGTCCGAAAACAGGTGCGGGTTTTCTTCTTCTTTAAACTCTGGGTTTGGTATTGGGTATTTGGTATTGGGAGCATTGCCTTCGCATCCAGAACGCATTGCGTTCGCATCCAAATTCGATGCGTTCGCATGGTTTTTCGATGCGTTCGCATCCGTTTCGCTATGCGTTCGCATTGCGTTCGCATCAGTGCCTTTTTTCCAACGTGCCTGCGCGCTTGCTTTTGCCTTGCCTGATTTCTCATTCATGGCCTTAATTTCGCGCTCACAACGGGCATGGATGAACCCTTCCGGCGTGTTGATAAAGAACTCGGCCAGGATGGTCTCAATGTCGGAAATGTGGTCGCGAAGACAGATTGAACGCGCTATTTTCTGCGCATCAGGAAGCGGGGATTCGTTGAGGTAGTACAGATCCAACATGCGACGGTAGATCAAGTCCTCCATCGGTGTCAGGTGTTGCGTGTGGGCTTTGTAGTCGCCAATATGGAACGCGTAATAGTTCATAACGCACCAACAAAAAAGCCATTACCTCTTCGCCGGTGGAACGTCCTGTTGTGCGTGGGTGCCAGCGAGGGTAGGCCACACAACAGAAACACGGCGAAGAGGTAATGACTCGTTTCCTCGCTAACACCCAGTTCAATGCTGCCTCAGGTTCCACGCCTCGGCAGCATCGCTATTGTATCATTTTTCGGCCACTCAGAACAACGACTGCTGGCTGACGTTTTCGGCGTCCATCAGGTTCTGCGCGGCGATTTTAAAGTACGATTCCTTCAACTCGGTGCCGATGAACTTGCGCCCCATTTGAAGCGCTACGTGGCCCTCGCTGCCGATGCCGGTGAATGGACTGAACACCACGTCACCGTCCGCCGTCCACAATTGCATGGCGCGCTCAATCACGTCCAGCTGCAAAGGGCAGATATGGCGCTCGTCGTTGCTGTCGCGAGCGTTCTGAAACTGCAAGGTTCGCGTTTGATTGATATCCATCCAGACCGGAGAGGCATAACGCTGCCAGATATCAATCGGGGTTGCATCGCCGGTCGGAGTCCATGCCAAGCTGCCATCAACGCGGTCGTTTGCGACGAAATCACGCGGCGCATCCTCGCCCACAAAATACTTGAGCGCGCCTTCAATCGGCTTGTCGTTATCCCCAGGCTTACGCATAACAACGAGATAGTCAGGGATGCCCTGACGCGACATGCTGGAGTCCTTCTTGATGGTCTTGTGCAGCAGCCCGAGCGCCTTGGTTCGCTGCATGGCCACGACTGGGTCTTTCCAGATGCAGACCTCGGAATGGTAGATGAACCCGGCAGACTGGAACGACCGGATGAGGTCGCCGCGGAAGTCCTTGATGCCGATGAATCCGTCATTCTGCTTGCTGGTTGGCAGGTTCATGCAGTGGACTGCCATCAGTCGGCCGGGGCGCAACATGCGGAACATGTGCTGAACCAGAAACCCGAAATGCTTGAAGAACTCGTCGTCGGTTGCGGCGTTTCCCATGTCGCGCTCATCGTTTGAATATGTGTACAACGAGCTGAAAGGAGGACTGTAAACAATGAAGTCCACCGAACCATCCGGCATCTGGCTGGCCACTTCAACGCAGTCCGCATTGTAAACAACGTGGTTCTGGCCTTGGCTGTAGTTTTTGACGTTAAGCATGATAATCCCCTTAAATGAACTTCGGCAGCGGCGCTGCCATCTGTGGTTTGTAGGCCCGCAGCGCATTGCTTGCCTTGCTGTAATCGTTGAAAAAGTCTTTAGCGATTGACGCCATTTCATCCATCATCCGGTCGGACTGGTCATCCTTGCGTTTGATGTTTTCCACTACCATGCCCTCAATGTCAGCCGTCACAACGTACACGTTGACGGTTTGCGTCTGCCCGAATCGCCAGCAGCGGCGGATGGCTTGGTAATACTGCTCCCAGCTATCAGACAGGCCGACAAAGATCATGTTACTGCAGTGCTGCCAGTTCATTCCGAACCCGGCGATTTTTGGCTTTGTGACCAGGACGCGGTGCGTGTTGTTCGTGAATCCAATAATGCGCGACTCCTTCACTTCCGGCTTGTCGCTTCCGGACACCTCGACAGCGCCATTGATTGACCCGGCCAGCATCTGGCTTTCATCGTTCAAATTGCACCAGACCAGCACCGGCCCATCAATGCTGTTTGCCAGTTCAGCAGCTGCAGCACAACGCATAGCAACCGTATCACGTCGCGCTGTCAGTCGGTCGCCAAGCGATTGCGCCAGCTTGGGCAGCAGTCCGTCAGTGATACCGCTGTCAATCGTGACCTGACGGATATTCAGCGGCGGCAGTTCCGGCTTCTTTGCAAACCCATACGCGGACGGGTCGCGCATGATGACAGCCCACGACGCCAGCCACTCGAAGAATTTCTTCTGACCATGACCCTTGAGTCGCCATTTTGCCGTGTCGCCGCCGTCGTGAATGAAGAACGTGGCCAGCATCTCAACTTGCGACAAGATGCCCAGGAACTCGCATTGCGTGCCAAGCTCCATGTAATCGTTCGGTGATGGCGTGGCGCTGGCTGACAATCGGTACGGAGTGTCACGGAAGGCGTCTGTAATCATCGCTCGCATCTTCCCGGCCATGCCTTTGAGAATTGACGACTCATCCAGCACAACGCCCGAGAATTGCCCCGTATCAATGTTGTGCATGTTTTCGTAGTTGGTGATGTAGATGCCAGTTTCGCGGATCTCGCTGTCATCGCGGACTCCGTGAACATCGAACCCGAAACGCGCCGCCTCTTGAATAATCTGGACGCTGACGCACAGCGGAGCCAGAATCAGGACAGGCTTGCCGGTATGCTCAGCCACCGCCCGCGCCCATGCCAATTCGCAGTTGGTCTTGCCTAGTCCAGTATCAAGAAACAACGCAGCCTTGCCACGACGACATGCCCACTCGACACATGCGCGCTGATAGTCGAACAGCCACGACTCGCTGCAAACATAGTCAAAACCAGCATCAACCGACTTAAAATGCTTCCCGGCAATGAATTGCTGATAGTCCATAAAATCCCCCAAAAATTAACCAATGCCGCCAATTCAGCGGACAAATGCAGATTACAGGGGAGCGGAAATAATTGCAAGCGCAATATTTTTAGGGGGGGTTGGTGCGGAATGGTCGCCGGATGGTGCGGTCATTGCTGATCCCGTCCGGCGTGTTTGCATTGCAGTCAGTTCAGCTTGGCGATTGTTTGAGAGACGATATCCACGCGAGACCTGAACGATAGCGGTATCCCGTAAGCCTCTTTCCCGTCCTCAAGAAAGCAGACAATTGGCCAGCCAAGATTGACCAACTCCAAAACCACCTCCAAGTCACCAGGGCCGCCCGCTGCCCTTATGCTCGATATTTCCTTACCGGCACACTCTGGGAATTCCTCAAGAAAAGTGCCTTTTTCCAGCATACTATCCGCAATTTCCTGCGCCTCGGTTTTTGCAAAAAGACCATCAACCGTAAGCAATGTAATTTTCCCCGATCGTTTTGTGTGTACTTTTTGGCGCGCCATTATTGCTCCCCATGCGTTTTATCGAAACGCGGATAAAAGTGGATAATTGGCGAAGGCCCACGGAATCGAACCGCGCTCAGCCTGATTTGGAGTCAAGCTCGCCGCCTTGGAACACTGGCCCTCAGTTGTTGCAGCGGCGGGAATCGAACCCGCGACCCATAG